CTTGTAAATATAACGAACAAGACAACGGATCGTACGGATAACCAACCGCACCAAATAAACAGTTGTCCATTACGCACTCATTTACTGCACCTGTATCATTACTAATTTGTACGGCACATGGAACTGTTTCAGCTATGCCTGATCCCACTGTAGCAGTACCACTAGCAGGCACGGCATAGATTGGTGTAGCTTTAGCAACAACGGCAGAGCTTGTAACGCTAGTGATTCTCCAGAAGCCATTGTATGCTGGAGATCCCATATTTTTTAAAACTATAAAGTCATCTACAAAGAATCCTGTGGTCGATGAAAGGTTAACTGTTACATACGTGCCGTCCGAGGTTACAGATGTTGGCGTGTATTTATAACGTGCTCCACCTCCACCAAATCCACAGTTGGTTATAGTGGCTGATGTACACGTACCTTCCATGATAAACGCAGGTGCTGTGTTGTCGCTATTACGGATATTAACACTATTCATTGTTACTCCCGATGCTACGGAATGTAACAACACGCCACAGTTGGCTGCTGATTGTAGTGTAGCGTTCTGTAAGTTAAAACATGAGCCTGTGAATAGCATACCATCACCTGATATACCGTCTAAGAATATATCCTCGTAGTTACACAAACTTGATGCGTCATTACTGCTAACAACATTAATTAGCGGATAGCCAAGCGTACGTGTAACATTGGTCTTAAAACCTATAGCACTCATGGTGAAGTTGCTATTGGTTACGTATAGTATGTTAGCCGTTGTGCTATTGGTTATAAACTTGGTTGTGTTGCTACCATCGCCTTGAAAGTGAACTTGCTTACTAGATACGTTGATAGGTCCATCTACTCGGTAGTAATTACCGTTGCTTGGAAAGTAAACACACGCTCCGTTAGGAACGCTACTAAGCATTGTGTTGATGGCGGATGTTAGGTCTGTACCGCCAGCTCCTGCTGCAACAATACCAAAGTCATTAACATTATACGCAGGACCATTAACCCATGCTGGTGCAGATGATGTTTCAGATAGGTATTGTCTACGTGTACCTGTATTGCCTGCTAAACGTGTAGCTACGCCTGATGTACCACCATATATCATATCGCCACTACTGGACATAGGATTGGTGAAACCTGGAGCCGTATTGGTTATTACGCCCGTTCCTGTAATAGGACTAGGCGTTACACTAATGCCTGTACCAGCCGTTATGCTAACAGAGCCCCCTCCAGAACTAGTTGTACCCGTAGCTGGAGTGTTGTCAGGCTTTGATCCACCAGCAGTCCTATCTATGGCCTTGGTGTTGCCTGTATTGCTTGTGGGTAAGATAGCCATTAGCGGATTGATTTATTCTTCTTCTTTACTGAGTAAGACGCAGCAGATGGTCCACGCAACACTTTATGTGGTGTATGCCTAGATTCACGAGCAACGAACGATGTGCCTTCAATCATACCTAGTCTATGAGCTTCTGACATAGTTCTAAGTGCATCAGCACCATGACTGAACTCATCATGTACTGGTTTCTCATAGATAACGTGTCTATCAACTTCTTCCTTTTTGTGATAGTATTCTAAGCAATCAAGACCGCTAGGTGGGCTAGTATCAGAATTTCCAAATGTCTTTGAGCAGTTGGTTTTGTGAATATAGCAACGAGGTAATAAAGTGCGTAGTTCATTAATACCAAGCCAGATATCTGGCGTTCTAGGCACGATTGTTATTCGTGGAAGTCCTGCATTTGTAAGGTCGGTACGCCAACTTCCACCTCTACGTTCGTGCGTGGCATCGTGTGGTAGAAAGTGTGTTCTAATGGTTGTGTGGTATTTGTCTCCCCACTCAAGTACCTTAGCTGCGTAATGTCCGATAGTTTGTCCATTTGATGAATAGTAATCTACTATATTGATGTGGCGTCCTTCAAATTGTACTAACCAAATACAAGTGTAATCGCTATCGCCCACGTCCCAAAAAGTATCATAAGGTAAGTCTGCGTCAGGTTCGTAGTCTTGAATTTGATTGTTTGCACGCAATTTGGAGATAGCATCTCCATAAATTGAACCTGGAATAGCTGCCTCAAAGCTACATTCAAACTCACGATTATACTCCGATTCTAGCATACTATTACGTGCTGACCTAAGTTCGCTTTCGTCAATAATACCCGAAACGCTTGCAGGTAATATCATTGAGTACCAGTCGGGGTCGTTTACTGCTCGGTCGTATAGTCTAAAAAAAGCGTTACGACCTTTAGGAGTACCAATCCAAACGGCTGAACCCTTACGATCGGACAATGCAGGACGTATAATAGACGACCAAACGGTTGGGTCTTGGTCGGCTGGCTCGTCAATTACTATAAAGTCTAAGTAAATACCACGCAATGCTTCAGCGTTGTCGGCACCGTAAAGGCTTATTTTAGCATCGTTTTGCGGAAACTTAACATAAAGCTCTGATACGTTTACTACACGATCGGGTATCGTTGAGGTGTAATACAGTAAAGCATCCCAAGCTACAGCTTTAGATTGAGTACGGTAAGGGCTAATATACGCCAAACGTGGGCTTTTAAGAGGTATAATTAGGGCTTGTTTGATTAGTTCGTTTATAGACGCAATAGTTTTACCTGCACGTCTATGGCAAACCAAAGCCTTCCAACGTTTGTTAATAGACTCGTGAAATGGTATAAATACCGAACGTGGTGCGTAAGGAATGGTTATGTGCACGTAATAGCTACCTACGTAGCCTTTAGTCAGACTTAGGGCTTTCTAGGGCCGTTTGTGGGGCTTTATGAAGCCAACTAATAGTCAAAGGACCGCCTTCTGAGCCTGTAACTTCGGTTGTTAGCTTATCACCATACTTCTTTGGAGCTAGTTTGCTAGCATACCACTGCCTAGCCCATATCCTTAAACGTGCAACTTGGACGTTCTCTTCTGTTGCTTCATCCGCAATAGCAAGGGTTTCCGCAGTTAAAGCGTCCTGTCCTGCAAGCCTTGCTCTCGATACTTGCTGTGAAAACTCAGGATCGGCTGCCATTTTAGCCCAAAAACGACGCTCAAATTGGTTGGGATAGGACTTACAAATAGACCTAGTAGTTTCGCCAGCAGCTAGTCTAGCACAGAGATCAGCCACTACCTCGGGGTTATCTAGGCTAGATTCCTTTACAACCTTCTTAGATTCTTCTGGTTTAGGCTGCTTTTTGTTTTGGTATTCAACAACTGCCTCACGTTCAGCAGGTGTTAGTATTTTGCCAGATTGTAGCTTTACTAAGATGTTAGCTACGTTCTTAGCTTCTACTTGATCGGCTACATTTGCTGTCTTGCTCATGTCTTAAAGACTTTGAGATCTGGGAAGGCTTGGGTCATACGTTCAAGTATAACTCCACAATAGTCGGTTGATAACTCTATCATGCGACAAGTCTTTTTAAGGTTTTCGCTTGCAACCATAGTAGTACCCGAACCACCAAACGGATCATAGATCATGTCAAAAGTGTGGTTTCTAATAGGTCTAGCCATACACTCTAAAGGTTTTTGTGTACCATGACCGTGGCCCGAGTCTTCTCGTGCTACTATTTCCCACAAGGTTGTTTGAGTACGGTCATCGTTCCGTTTAGCTGGTTTACCTTCACGTACTGCGTACCAGCAAGGCTCGTGTTGCCAGTGATAATCTCCACGAGATAGTGCCATACGGTCTTTACCCCATATAATTTGTGCACGTACGTTAAAGCCTGCGTTTTCTATGGACTCCTGAACTCTGGATGAAAAGCGACCTGCGTGCCATACATAGACTACATCTCCAGGGAATAACTTCCACGTTTCTGTCCAATCAACTCGGTCATCGTTTTTAACGATACCCATTTTAGCTTTGTTTTTATTAATACCTGCTTCTGCACGCCATGATGGGTCATACTCAACACCGTATGGTGGGTCTGTAACCATCATTTGTGGTATATCTTCACCAAGTAATCTGCTTACAATTTGTGGGTTAGTTGAGTCTCCGCAAGCTAGTTTGTGGTTACCTATTTGCCAAACGTCACCTTCTTTAACTCCCCACTTTTGACCTAGTTCTTGTGCTTTATCTAGTTCTGGTTCTGCGTCTTGA